CCCCTCTTGAATAATTTGATACTTCTTTGCAAGTTTATGTTCTTTTAATAACTTATTATGTATAATCGCTCCTTTCACATGTATAGGCGTACCCTTCTTATACAATAATACACTATCACTATATTTGTCAATACCCTTAACTGATCTTGGAAATGCAATATCTTCTGGAGGAAGAGTTTTAAACGATTCTTTAAATTCTTCAATAAATTTCTGCATTTGATCTTCGGTACCATTCATGAGAATATCAAAAGATTGTTTTAATTTATCCCTACAAACCGCTGGAGTTGAAGATTTAACAGATTCTAATCCCATTACTTTTAATTTGGGTTTAGCATACTGTACTCCTTCGCTATTATGAACATTCATAATATAATGTTTCTTACCAGTCCAAACCGCTTTATCTGCTAGAACTTCTCTAGACATATTCATTTTTTGTTCAAATGCATTCATATATACATGCAATCGATTAAATGACTTGTTTATACATTCTTGTATTTTTGTTTCACATACCTTATCTAAAAATTTAATAATTTTTTCTTTATCACTTGTATCAGTAAAAACAGATTTAACTAAATCATCTAAACCTAGATAAATCGAATCAGTATCAGCGGCTATAATATAATCTTTATTTTCTGTTTTGAGAATTTTATTCAAATATCGATTAACATCATTCTCAACCCATCTAATTGAAAGCTGTCCACCAGTCGTAATAGCCGTTGCTTGTCTTTCATCATAAAATCTAAAATATTGATTACCTAAAGCACCATAAGCAGAATTAAGTTGAATCTTTCTTGCCATCTGCATATTATTTAATCTTGAAACCTCTTTAATAAGTCGTAATCTATCCAATCCATCGGTTTCTGTTTCTAATTCTTGTTGTGCCTTGAGCATATCTTTTTTAAACTTTTTTCGTTCTGCATACATTCTTTCCATCATTTCTGGAAGAAATCCTTGATGCTCATTTGAAAAATGAAATCCATTAGCTCCTATACAGATATCTTCAGTTTTAGCATAATCAGTACTAACTTCTTCGTTTAAAAGATTTTCAACTGATAATGATTTTTGAGGAAACTTTGTAAGTAGTGTTTCTGGAGAAATATTATATTGCATAATTAAATGTGGATATAGACTATCTAAATCAAAACTAGCAACCCACTCATACATTCCAGGAATAGGTTCTTTAACATAAGCGCCTATATAAGGTCTATCTTTTATTGAGTCTTTCTTAGGAGGAAGCTGTATACCTTTATTTCTTAATTCATTATAAATTAAAGTATCCCACATTCTAACTTGTGTATAAACATCTGTATAATTTACTTTGGCATCATATGCTAATACAATAGCCATTTCAATTAATTTCATTTTATCATCTAATTTATTAACAAGCTCAACATCTTTTACATTATACTCTATAAATTTCTGATAATCTTCTTTCCAAAGAGTATGTAATGAACCATATTCAGAATAATCTAATTTTCTTTCACCCAATTCAACATGAGCAATGTGATCTAATCTATAAGATTCTTGATTCTTATAAGTAAATTTTCGAAATAAATCTAAATAATCAAGAGTTGCAACACCCATAAGCTCATATGCTTGTTGCTGTTTTGCTCCCCCGAAACCCATCACCGTTCTCTCACTTACAAACTGCCAAGGCGATAAATCATAATAAAATGATTCGTCAAATAACAAATTCATTCTATTTACAAGATATGGTATATCAAAAAACTTAATATTCCAACCAGTAACAATGTCTATATCTTGCTTGGACCACAATGATATAAATTCTTGAAGTAAATGTAATTCATTTTCACATTCAAAATATTCAACATCATTCCTATGAACTTTATATTCACCACATCCAAAAACATAATATTTTCCATTTAAAGAAATAGTTATTGCGGTAACAGGTTCAGGAGCAGTTTCAGGATTAGGAAACCCGTTTTCCGAACCAGTTTCTATATCAATATTCGCAACTGTTATTTTGCTTAAATCGTAGTTTATTTGATCAGGAAAATTATCTGCAATAAAAGTATAATGATAATTTGTGTTTCCATAAATTTTAAAATTATCTACACCTTCATATTTTTTTATAAAATCTCTTGTTTGTCTAATATTGCCACAGTCAACAGGGGCAAGACATTTTCCTTCAAGAGTTCTATATTCGGTGGGTTCTGGTGAGTTGATGAATAGAGTTGGATTATAATCCAACTTTTTTTTGAAATGAATGCCGTTAGAATCTATTCCTCTATAATAGATTTTACCGCCCCAATTTTGTACATTTGTATAAAAGGTCATCTAGTGAATTTATTATGCCAAGATTTATCGTAATTACTATCTAATTTATCTAAATTAGTATAACACAATATAATATGATTGTCAATCCACGCTTTTTTATGAACTAATAAATGAAGCACAAATAATAATTGTAAGTAACACTTCCAGTAAAATGCTTTTACGGCTTCCATGGCAGATATTTGCCTTTTGTGTGTTTATTGATTATAATGGAATTTTTGCGACCTGTTCCATCTGCTTTATAAGAACAATGCACCCAACCACTATTGGGATCTCCCTCTGGATCAAAATATTCTAAAATAAGTTGATCATAATCTAAATTATTATAAACCCATTTTGCTAAATCATGGTTTGACACACCATTAATTTCAAAATCTGCGGCCTCTCCTTTTGCATGTTGAGATTTTGCAGAACTTCCTACCGCTAAACACAATTTAACTGATCTATATCCAGAATTAATTCTTATTGCTTTTCCAAAATGATCTCTTACAGGTTGTAAAATATTATTACAAACATTTGTCAAATTTATTACTTCCTCTAAACCAGGAGTATTGTCTATATTTTTTCTAATAGCGGTATCAGAAAAAGTCATTTCTTTAAATGAAAAATTTTTGGTGAGTTTCATCGTATTGAATCCTAAAAAAAAGGAGGCCATTTCATGGCCCCCCTTATCTGTGTTAAGTTGTTATTTTTTTACACAACTTTGTGATCAACCACTTTCACGCCATCATCTATATCAATTTTACGAGGTCTTTTTTCCTCAGGAATAATCCGTTCAAGCTGAACTTTAAGCAAGCCATTGAACAAATCTGCACCCTTCACAATGACATCATCAGCAAGATTAAATCTTCGGGCAAAGACTCGCTTGGCGATTCCATGATGTAAATAACCTTCATCATTTTGTTTTTCGTTTGGAACTGTTTTTATAGTAAGTGTTCCGTTTGTAAGTTCTATGTCTAGGTCGTCTTTAACAAATCCCGCAAGGGCAAGTTCGATCACATAATCTGTGTCGGTCACTTTGCGAATATTATAAGGAGGATATCCTTGTGAACTATTCGCTAAAAAAGCATCATCAAATAGACGATTAAAAAAAGAATCAAACCCTACTGATGTTGAAAGTGAGCGATTGAATTCTTCGATAGTTTTTGGTACTAAATACATATTATCTCCTTTTATAGGCAGATTAACTAATTAATCCTCTGCAATAAAGCCAGAGGGATGTTGCTGATTGCAACAATGAGAATTTCATTTTAATTCTCATAAGATCAATTATACTCTTATATATATGTTTTGTCAAGGGCTGATAAATATACTTTTTCTAATTTTTTTGATTTATCATATTTCCAATCATAATATTCTCCATCTTTTTCAACCCAAGAATAAAAAGAATATAATGCATTAATCATTGTCCAGTAGATCCAAATCCGCCACCTCTATTCGTTTTTTGTTTCGGTCGTTTGTTTAAAAGTTTAATCTGAAAATCTTCTACTTTACGTACTTCTGCTTGTGCAATTCTATCACCATGATCAATTTGAATAGGAGTATGTGATACATTTATCATAATACAATTACATTCTTCTACATAATCTTCATCAACAATCCCCACATTATTTGCAGTAATTAACCCCTTTTTCAATGCATTACCAGAACGAGGATGAACTTTAACATAATATCCTACAGGAATATCAAAAATTATTCCTGTAGGTATTAAATATCTCCAATGCGGTAACATAGATAGAGAGTTATTTTTTATGAGAATTTCTTTTTTATGATTGGAATGATTATATGCAAGTACTTTTGTATGTGATTTAAGATATGCTTTCAAGTCAAAACATGCTGACTTTTCAGTTGCTAATGATGGTACTTCAACATCATCATATAAACAGAAAATTCCTAAAGTTTCTTGCAATTCAAGGGCGTCATTCATTATGATTTTTTGCCAATATTATACTTCGGAGTTAAAGTCCACTCTTCTTTCTCGGAAAAAGAAAGTATTTTTAATTGATTTAGGGGTAAAGAAGGATCTTTTGTTTTTTCTGAATCTACTAATTTTACAAGATTCCATTCTTCTAAAAGATTTGATATTGTATTCCTTCTAGCAATATCTGTTTCTGAAAAATTATAAGGCTTACCATCAAGAGCAAATAGCTCTTTGAAATGCACTATATAATATTTACTTTGTTTGTGTAAAATGTGGCAAGACTGATAAAGAGTTTTTTCTTTTCTACTAGCAACACCAATACGAGTTAATGTTTCTTTTACTTTTAGAAAATCGTCACTCTCTTTTAGGGTAATTTCTACCATTTCACTAATGTCATACATTTGTGTTCCTTTCACCGCCCGTATCTAATTTTTCTTTTAATTGACTAATTTCTTCCACGGAATGCAAAGACAAAACTTCCCTTGCTCTTTGTACATTATATCCATAATAATCCATGATCACCTTGATGTTTTCGTCTTCCTCTGGTTTTAACCATTTCGGAAAACGTTTATTCCGTCTGATTGTATTTATTAAATAGTCAAATTGTAGTTTCTTATCAGTATTAGGACGAATATTCATTTCATTCGCATAAATGACTGTATCTATTGTATAAGATAGTCCTTTATTAACAATGAAAGGTAAATATTGTTTTTCAACCTGATGATCAACATCATCGATCATCAGGTTCTTTTTACCATAATTTATATCGTTTAAAAAATCAAAAGGAGTCATTTTTCTGGTACAATTGGTAATTGTGGTTTTTGCATCAATTGATACATTGCATCAGCATTGACAGGAAAAACCTTTAAAGGAACATCTACTTTCAAATATCTTCTTTTTCGTATAATAGTTAAAGTAATACTTTCTCCCACATTATATTTGGCTATTTCATCAGAAAATTGTACCTGACCATTAGTCATTATATCATTTATTGCAATAATAGTATCAAATTTTTTTACTCCTTTAGGATTTTTATCTGATCTTACAAATATTCCAAAAGTATTTGGAAGAAAATTTTCTTTAAGTTTGGGAAACTCTTTTAATATTCTTTTTCTTGCTTTTTGATTAACCAGCTCCATAATCATAAGACCAATTGCTGGTCTATCAACCCTTCCAATAGATAGCATAGATGAAACAGATTTTTTTGCAATATCTCCTCTAATTGCTAATCCTATTCCCGCATTTTCAGAAATTTTAGAAACAATTAATGTATTAATACCCACAATTTCCCCCTTCATATTCATAAGAGGAC